TCCAACCTAAAGAAGTTACGGCTCTTTCTGCTTTTTCCATATTGGTTTTCATGCTACCACCTCATTAGTTAAGTTAATAATTCTATTTTAAATCTTTAGAAACTTATCGCTCCAGTAGTGCGTAAATTGTACCATCTAAAAAATTAATCATAATCTTCTACTCTCTCTGCCATCCACTTCCCTAGTTGATCTTGAAACCTGACGTTATGACAAGACCATAAATCAAGCTCACCACTGGCGGCAAGGTCTGCCATCGCCCTAGTTTTAAACTTCAATACCTCACCATCGCGCTTCATTACTTCAAGCGACCGTTCGTCTATGACTATCCATATATCTGTGAATTTATCCATGCTGTATTACTCTCTCTATTGGTTAATTCTATTTTAAATCTTTAGAAACTTATCGCTTATCTATATGCGACACACACATACACGTGAGCGACACACCACCTCTCTTTTCATCCACCTATTGCGATTATGTCATTAAATTCTGCTACGTTTGAGAGTGTAACAAAAAACGATTCACTCTGCAAATTATCCTTAGCCCGTTCCTTTTTGTTGCTACCCTTCCGCGTCAATGTGCCGACCACGTTATCATCTAAATGTCGTAGGTCTGTAGTGTCGAATGACTTTAGATCATGGCGTAACTGTAGTCCATCATCCGCCAGACCTTTAGTGTTGTACGCCATAGCAATTCGATACTTTGCCGCCACTGCTTTACGCAATGCCGCCTTGCTTTGTGGGCTGTACATACTCCCCGAAAATGTCAGGTCGTAATTGTTTAAGGTCTGTTTACGTACCCTGCTTAAAATCTTAGTGTAATCATAGAACATAGATTCGGGACGCTGTACCATGATATCAGAAAAATCTATGTCACTAGTGCCGTTCAACCTAAATAGTGCGGGGATGCCTGTTTTAAGCGCCTTACGCTCCGCCTTATCAATTTCTGATAGGATGGTACTGCTAAAGTATAAAGGCCGTAAGATCATCAATATGGTACGTTTGGTGGCGGCGTCTTGTCCGACACTCATTCCCAATTGACCGCTAAGGATTAAACATTCTTTAACACATCCCGCCAATACAGCAAAGGCGCATAGAGTTTCTATAGATACCTTATCCGCAGGTTGAAGATACATTACATACGTATCGTATTTATCTGCGCCCTTTTCAACCTTTAGACTGCTACCAAAAAACCGCATAGGCTTGTTTAGATAATCAAGTTTAAGAGCGCACCATTCTTTGGCGGCGTTGTTGATTAAATTACTGGCGTTGATTTCAGCTATTGTAATTGATTTCATTTCGTAACCTCGCGTTTAAGTATAAAACCCCATGCTATCACGTTGGCCGCGATGCACAATAATAAACCATCCGTTAAATATTCCATACTGTTACCCCTTTAAAGTTATACCCAATAGTCTCAAGCTCTTTCTTTAGCTCCATATATTCATGTGGTTGAGCGTTATCGAGTTGGTTACAGAGTTTTTTACTTGCTCCAGAATGTTGGCCAATATGCATATATGAAGTTATGCAATCGTTTAAATCCCATTTTTCGTTAGGAAATATCGCGATAATGTCGCCATCGTGAAATTTCTTAAATTGGACTACTGTTATATTCTGATCTTTCATGCTGTTTAATCCTCTATTAATAAATCAGCTTTATAGTCCATCAGATCATTATAGATTTTATTTAGATCCATTTCGGCATTTTCAAAAGGTGCTAACATTCTAGAATTAGAGTTCATTAAATCCTCCGCCAGTGCGCTTGCTTTCCAAACCATTTCGGCCAGTACTTCAATATCTTTTATATGTGCCATAATCATTTCCTTTTTAAGTTAATTTAATAAAGCCTACCTTGGTTAGATAGGCTTGATAAATTTACTAAGCCCCTATTGCTCCACAGATATTAAGGTTTTGATTTCTTTAATTTCAGTTAAAAGAGCGTTGATTTCGTGTTTCGTCTCGAATGCGTTTATAACAACGTCACAATCATCACTTGTATTAATGTAATGAGATTGAGTGTCGCGTAATGCTGTTAAGTCTTTGAACATCGCTTCCAGTTTAATTCGAGCTTTAAAATTTTGCATTGTCTATATCCTTTAGTGGTTACCGTTGCGGTCTTGTATTGCTTGATGGTTCCCATATTAAACCTATTTCAAGAATTGTCAAACTAATAACGACACGCAGTTATCTAAATGCGACATGCCCATATATTTTTAAACTGCTATAAAGGTAAGACATAGAAAGACACCCCCAATATAGCTAAATATGAGTTTAATGGCGATTAGAGAGTAATTGATAGTAGCGATAGGATAAGGATTAAAATCGCTTAGAACGTAAAAGAGAGAGGTTTTAGAATCTTGATAGACTCCCTAGCATAATAAAGAGAATGGTACAAGTTATTAATTTGTATAGACTTTGAAGTTATAAAGGTATTACTTTATAGACTCTAAAGTCTCTATATGACTGTACACCAGTTGTCAATAGTATTTAATGACTGTCTAGTCATAGAGTCTTTAGAGACTTTGTAGACTTTGAAGTCTTTCTATGGTAAGAGATTTAAAAGGTTGGATAAAAAGTCTTGACAAGTCTTGATAGCCTTTGAAGGGGAGGCAGGTCGCCATGCCCCCTCCCCCCTATATATACTAAACCTCGTACATTTTGAGACAGATAGGCTTGTAAACCAGATAGGTGCGGGGCTATAAAGACTCTACAGGGTAGGAAGGAGGTAGTAAAGGAAGTTTCTTTCCTCTTTTCTTTTCTTTTACAAGGGGAATACGATAGGGGTGGGACAGGCTATATAACCCTGGGGGGCTTAATATCTATTATAGCCTCAGAATCGCAATCTGTCAAGTACTTTCTTTACTTTATTTTCATAAAAGACTTGACAAACCCTCATTCTAGGGCTATAATGTAGTAACATACAATGGATAAACATATCTTATATGAGTAATAAAGAACTTACAACCAAGCAACAGTCCTTTCTTGATAGCCTTATGACCTGTAATGGCGATACTAGACTTGCAGGAGAGTTAGCAGGTTATGCTCCTACAAGCATTAATAGTGTTGTTAAGTCTTTAAAGACTGAGATACTTGATCTAGCTACCAACATACTGGCTCAGAGCGCCCCTAAAGCCGCTTTAAAGCTAGTAACCATAATGGATAGTGCAGAACCTGTGCCACAAGCTAACATGCGTATACAGGCCGCACAGACAATCCTAGATAGGGTGGGCTTAGGTAAGACTGAAAGACTAGATGTTACTGTTAATACTGCCGGAGGTTTATTTATACTCCCCGCTAAGCAAGAGACAGTAATAGAAGGTACATATGAGGAGGTCTAGTAGCACTATCCCTTTTGGTTATAAGCTAAATGAGGGTAACGTAGAGTTACTTACACCTGTACAAGAACAACTTGAAGCTTTAAATAAGATTCTTCCTATGATTAAAGATCGTACAATAAGTCTACGCGAAGGAAGTCTATATCTTGAAAGCATTACAGGTCGTAAGATCTCTCATAATGGTTTAAAGAAGATAGCGGATAAAGATGCAGAATGATTGGGATGTTAATCCTGACAACTATCTCAAAGACGAAGCAGGTGCTTTCGTTCTTAAAGTTGATGGGACACCGCGCAAAAAGTCAGGAAGAGCTAAAGGATCTAAAGGTCGCGGATACACGTATCATTCTAAGACTAAAGCAAAGATGGACGCTAAGAAGGCCGTTAGAGAAAAGCAAAAGAAGTTAAAGGCGGCTCAGACTAAAGTAGAGAACTATAAGAAGTCAATAAGCACTACCAACAAGACATTGAAGAAGCTAGAAGGCACTGAAAGCTCAAACATCTTAGAGGCTTCAGAACTAGAAGCCCTACCTAATGCCTTAGCTGAAGAAGCTGATATTATCTTCAAGGCCAATGAAGGCCCACAGGAAGATTTCCTTGCCGCAGGGGAAACGGATGTCCTTTACGGTGGAGCGGCAGGTGGTGGTAAAAGCTATGCGATGTTAGTAGATCCTCTTCGCTACGCTCATCGGTCGGCCCATAGAGGTTTAATCATAAGACGC